AAAAATCGTGATTCAATTTGAGTAAATAAATATCTTTTAATACAAGGAGTTGCTTCAAATATTTTAGAAGCTGCGGCCAAATAGCGGTAATTAATTTTTAATTTAGTGTTTTCATCATAAGTATCATTAGAAATAGTATCACTTAATTTGTCCAACAAAACCATTCTGTTTTTTGGATGAATGTAGTGTAAATTTAGTCCTAAGAACCCATCGTTATATCGTTCAATAGGAATCACTAGAGGAAACCTATCATAATAAGGCATTGAGTCTTTTGTTTTTGGATCATAGAAATAGAAATACATTTTTCCAATCATAGATTTATTTTTAAGTCTATCTCTATCTGCCATTAACTTATCTGAAGTTGGTTTTAAGTCTTTGACTTTTGCCCGTAACCATGCTCTAGATGCATTGGTTCTAGGAGTTAGACCTTCTTTTGCAAGCGATGTTTTAATTCTATCAAGTAATTTTGTCATTATCTATTTATCTCAAATGCCTAAGTCTTTTTCAGTTAGCACTTTAAATTGCCATCCATGTTCTTTACAAAATAAGTCAGCTGCTCGCCACTTCTCTTGATTGATGGCATATGTTGCGGATTCTTGGATAAACCGTGCCGTTTTGCGCCTTCGCACTGGTTGTTTTGTTTGTGACTCTGGCTTTACTTCCAGCACCATCGTCATCTCCTGACCATCTTTCCGTTTGATCCTAACGATGAAGTCTGGAAAATAACGATGCACCCTTTGGTCGATAGGAGACTTATAAGGTATCGGCAACTCTTCCGATGCCCACCAAATAACTTTGGGGTTGTCATCTAACCACTTCATTACTCTGATTTCCCATGAAGAACGATAGATAATATTGTTAGCATTACCGTTATATTTCTTTGGGTTTTTGGGGTGAAAGATTCCTTTATATGACATAAATACTATCTATAACTCCTATAGGACAATCATGGCACTTTTTGGTCTTTCAGACATAACTTTTAATAAAGGAACTTCTCCATCAAAAGGTCCTTTAGCCGCTTTAGTTGGCAATCAATTCCAAACTTCAACTTTAAAATATCCATTAGATGTTGGTAGTGCAGATAAATCACATTATATGGTGTTTTACATTAAAGCACAGAAAGCAACACAATTCAAATATACTAAAGCTACCGATTTTAAAGCATCTGATTATGCTGGTTCTGGATCAACTGTAAATCCGATTAGTGGAATATTAAGTGGTGGTGGCCAAAAATTAGGACAAGAAATTTTAGGAAAAGTCAATAGTGGTTTGGCACAATTGAATGCTCAAACAAATGGTGCATTAAAAGGACTCACTGGTGCTTTAGGTAAAGCTGCAGGAGGTCTTGCTGATAGTATTGATAATGTTTTTTCTAAAGCAAGTTTATCCGTAGGTGGTGACTCTGCATCAACAAGTGCTCACATTGACACTTCAATAAAAGCAATTACAAATAAAAGTCTGTTAAAAACAACAGAGTTGACAACTGATGCAATTGCTTTGTATATGCCGGATACACTCAATTATTCATATACACAATCATATAGTGATTTGCAATTAGGTAACGAATTAGGTGGTAAAGTATTAGCCGCAGGTTCTTCTTTGATAGATGCTTTCAAAGGTGGTGAAGGTGCAATGGGTAAAGCCGGTGCAGTTTTAAAATCTGCCGGTACAACTGCTGGACTAGAAGGAGCTTCTGCGATTGCCGGTGCAATTGGAGGTCTTGCTGGTGCTCAAACTGCACAATTAGGATTTCAAGCCGCAACAGGTACAGTTAGAAACCCGATGTTGGAAATGGTATATTCATCACCGGGATTTAGGTCATTTCAATTTGAGTTTACATTTTATCCAAGAGATGAAAGAGAGGCACTTGAAGTTCAGCGCATTATTGAAAGATTTAGATTTCATCAAGCACCAGAATTAGTTAAAGGTGCGGAAGGTTTTTTAATTCCTCCTTCTGAGTTTGATATTAAATTCTATTATGCAGGTTCAATGAATCCTAATATTCCTGCAATTGCAACTACGGTATTAACACAAATAGATGTTAACTATACACCAAATGGATTTACCGCATATGAAGTACCTGGTGAAACCAAACCTGCACTAGGCAGAACAGGTATGCCAGTTGCAATTCAATTGATGTTACAGTTTAAAGAAACAACTTTCCTCACAAAAGACGATTTCAAATCTTCTGGTCGCAAAGATAAAAATTCAACATCAAAAACATTTTCAGCCGATGTATCAACTTTTAGTAATGTTGATGCAATGGGTAACAGTAATGGTGGTTAACAATTATGGCTAGATTTTTTAATTACTTTCCAAAAACAGTTTATACTGCAAACACAAATTCTTCAGGTTTAGATACTGTAACAAATATCATTTCACGATTTGGATTTGAACAAAAACTTAAAGATAATTCTGCAGCATTTTACAAATATTCAATACAAGATACCGATACACCTGAAATTATTGCTCATAAGTATTATGACAATCCAGAAAGACATTGGATTGTTTTAATGTTTAATGATATAATTGATCCACAATTTGATTGGCCTTTAAGATATGAAAATTTTATTAAATTTGTTGATACAAAGTATACTGCAAATGGTGCCGCAAATACAACAGTTCAAACTGGACTTGCATGGGCAATGAGTGTTAATAATGTTCAATCATATTATAAAATTGTAACCAGAACAAATATTGATAACAAATCAATTGTTGAAACTATTCAAGTTGATGCAAATACATATGTAAATGTGGCAACCTCATCGTCATCAGTTACATTGCAAAGCGGTGATGTAATAACTCAAACAGTCACAAAATCAAAGAAAACTTATTATGATTATGAAATGGGACTGAATGAAGATAAAAGAAATATCAATTTACTAAAACCCGAATTTGTGCCTCAAATTGAAAAAGAATTTAAAAGAGTGATTAAATAATGACACTTGCCATTAAACGGTCAACGCAATTTCATATTAATGAGTTGATTCTTGTTACTAAAGGTGGTAATATTGATATCTCCAACATATATGAAGAAATTAATATCTTTGATAGTTTATTAAGCCCTGTTATGACAGGAAACATACTTATCCGAGATTCAAATGGATTGTCTTCAAAATTAATTTTTGACGGTTCTGAATCTATATTAATGGATATTGCAAAAGATAAAAACTCTGATGTTGCAGTTTTTAAAAAATCATTTCGTGTGTATAAACAATCTAATAGAAAAAATGAAAATCAAAATAGTGAATCATTTGTTTTAAATTTTGTATCAGATGAATTAATGTATTCTGACCAACAAAAAGTTACTCAATCTTATGATTTAACATACACTCAAGTAATTCAAAAGATTCTTTTGGACTATTTAAAAATTTCAAATAACAATTCTGGAGGTGTTTTTGATGTATCTTATGGTATTAGAAATGTTACAATACCAAATTTAAGACCATTAGATGCAATTGAGTGGTGTGCAAAACGTGCCGTTGATATTAAACAATCACCAAATTTTGTATTCTATCAAAATATATTGGGATACAATTTTGCAACTCTTTCAAATTTATTAACCAAGCCTGATTTGCTTGATATCAGATTTGAGCCAAAAAATCAAGAAGGTGGAAATCCAATATCTGAAATCAGTAGTGCAAGGTCATTAGAGGTTGTTGCCCAAACTGATGGTATGGAAAAAGCAAGGTCTGGTGTTAATGCTGGAAAATTTGTTGGTTTTGATCCAACAACAGGTTCAATTACTAAAAAGAATGTTAGTTTTGGAGACGTATTTTCTTCCATGAAACATGCAAATGAAAATCCAACTATGTCTGCTATACCAAACCGTGATGGTAAAGATAGCACAGAAATGTTTGACTCTAAACAAACAGTAAGTTTTTTTAGTGCAGCAAAACAATTTAGTGCTTACATTAAACAAAACGCACCAACAACATTAAGTAAACAAGATAATACAGAGTCATATTTGTTACAAAGAAAATCGATTTTGGCCAATTTGATGAGTAGAAGAATCAAGTTAACAATGCCTGGTAATTTCAATTTGACTTCTGGTTTTAATGTGAATGTTATCGCACCTAATTTTGGTAAAAAAGAAAAAGGTGGAGAAAATTCAGATGAATCTATAAGTGGTAAGTATTTGATTATTGCAACTAGGCATATGATTGGTTTTGATAAACACGAAACTATTATTGAAGTCGCAACAACATCACAAAATGTACCTTTCATTCCACAAGCAAGTATAAATCAAGTGAAAGAAGTTTTAGAGTATTGATATGGAAAAAGATAAAGACTTTGCTGGCAAAAACGGATTCATTTGGTGGACTGGAATCGTTGAAAATAGAAATGACCCATTGAAGTTGGGTCAATGTCAAGTTCGTTGTGTTGGATGGGATGCTGATAATAAAATGCATTTGCCAACAAAAGACTTGCCTTGGGCTAAACCTTTGTTACCAGTAAATGGAACAGAAGTTTATGCACCAAAAGAAGGTGACATGGTTATAGGGTTCTTCATTGATGGAGAAAGCGCACAAGAGCGTGTAATGATGGGAATTTTACCTAATATTCCTTTAAAGACTGCAAATCCACAACAAGCATTTGCAGACCCAAGAACTGCAACTGAATTAGCT